CCATTGACATTTTTGAAATTGGGCCCTCACATTAAATAACTTGTAATTTAAAGGTAATCTATAACCTAAATCTTCAGACGCTACCTGCCAGCCCTGTTCGGTTATAGTTATCCTATCACCCTCTACGTCACCTGGTTGCTTTGTATGAGGATCAATAATACCAAAACCCATCTGCCAGGGCCTGTAAAAATTACAAACTATGGGGAGTTTCGAGAGGTTTGTTTCTCTTGAAGTAGCATCAGCACTATCCACACTACAACCAGTACAACCACGACCCATACCATAACAATCACACTGACCAGTACCAGTACCATCTTGTTTATCGTTGTAGCCCCAAATTTCAGACCGGGGGATTGGACTAAATATAGCTGCCTCATTATCTACCGATTTGCGACCTAAACCAGTTATATAAGGATTAGGGGCTACACATACCCACTCTTCTAAATTTTCCTCTGTTGTAGCTTCGTACGCTGAACACCAATGCCGGCGACCTAAAAAATCACAATAAGTATTATTGTAACCTGTAGGAACTTCCGGAGCAGGGTCATTAGGATCTTCAGGAGTGTTTTCCTTTATATATGAACAATAAAAAACACCAGAAGTAGTAGTGCCTTCGGGGTCAGTAATACGTCCCTCTTTCCACCACCTACAGACCGCTGACATGCCTTTAAGATAATACTGACAAGTACGCCAACTTCTACTTTGTTCACTTTGACTTGGCCTTAACCCAGTAGTAACATCTAGAGGATTCCATGTAGGATCAGGATGACCATCTTCCCAACAATAACTCCAAGTATTTCCATCAGCAAATTCTACAGATATACAATCATCCGACATTATAGATTTTTTACCTCCATGGCCATCTTGCCTGTAAACTCATTAACTGTGTACCATACCTTAACAGGTTGGCCATCTATAACATCATAGTAACCAATTGATCGTGATTCTACCTGAAAACTATCAGAAACACCTGGCACAACAGAACCACGTTTCTTCTGATCATAAGCAATCTTATCCTCAAAATACCATTGCCTGCCGTCGTAATGTAAGATAAGCCTAACAATGCCGGTTTTTGGAATATTTTTCCAAGTTTGTTGACTTTCCTTTATTACAACACCATTATCGTATACTACTTCCCATCCTCTTCTCATTCCTATACCCCCACCTTAATTCCCTTTAATTAAATTTTATCAACTATAATCAAAATAAATACGATAATTAATTGTTGAATTCGCTCCAACCTCACTCGTACCTAACTTAATATTTAACCATATGGGGTCAGCCACCATACCAACAAAAGCACTCGTTCCTATAGTCTCACTCGAATCAGCGTCAGCAACAACTGCCAACGCTTCTTTAGTAGCATATAAATAACTCGGAGGAGTATCGCTACTAATATCACCAGCAGTTACACTTACTCTCCACTCATAACCATCAAATGGACTAATACCAGCAGTATTACCTGGACCAACTGTGCCAAATCTGAAATATGTATCACTATTACCTTCACCATGGTGACTAAAAGTACCATGGCTCTGAAGACCAAACTTAACAGTATCAATTTCTACAGCTCCAGACATTATTTCGAACAACACTGCTTTAACCGAAGACTCTGTAGATACAGTAACATTTCCAAAATTCAAATTAGTTATACTATAAGACGATGGTTGCGGAGGAGTACAAATAACATAAAATTCATCACCAGCTGTTAAATTAGCAGTTGTAGGATCTACAAATTTTACATAAAGACCTCTGGTGCCTAACCTAGTCCAAGAACTAGCTGCTGTAGTTGCAGCTGATGCATCATCACCTCTATTACTTCCCCAAACAAACTGGGCAGTATCCACAGGAGCAGAAGTATTGCTACCCTCAGCAAATTGAACAGCGGCACAAGCTATTGTCCAAGCTGGATTACAAGTATTAAATACCGCATCAGTAAATTTTACCATCAGTCCTTTAGTTCCAACATTATACCAAAAACCAGCATAAAGTAATTCTATGGGGCCGCCGTCGTCAACATTCCCTGTAGATGTCCAACTCATTGTAGGAACGTTTCCAGTCCCTGCGCCCATAGTTGTACCATTAGTAACATTTATAGATAAGGTATAAGTAATTAAAGTATTGTGGTTGTAAACACCACCAGTTGAAATAGTGCCAGTGTAGCTATTAGAACCATCCTTAGAGGGAGTTCCTATACTAACTTCTTTATTAACTACAACACGATAAATCTCATCAAAAAATCCATTATACGTACCGGATACTGATATGTAGTTGTCAGCATTACCATTACTTGTAGCGGAGCCGCCGACCTCACTCTTAGTACCCCAACCCAACTCTAAATGAGCCGTATTAGTGCCACTAAAAACAGTTATACTGGAGCTACTACCTAAAGTACCTGAGTATAACTTAAACTGGTTATCGTCCCAAACACATTGTGCTTGGTCCCAAGAAGTCGTGGCCTGACCGGCATTATGCATTTTCTCAGTAATATCTTTGGCAACAAATCTTGGATCGAGTGAGGAACCGCTGGCCAACGTTAGACCATATGGACTAGCGGGGAGACCATCTACTTTAATATAAAGTCTATTATTAGTACTTCCAATATTAAAAGAGTCTCCGACACTGGCCGTAGCAAACGAATAACCCCGCGTACCTCTACCCCTATTAGTTCCTCCACCGGTACCAGCAACACCGGTTTCGGCAATATCGTAAAGTACCCACCTTGTGGTCGCGCTCATATCTAAAAATCCTCCCTATTCAATTTGAATTAATCCTAAATGTCCGTTAGGACAAACAAATCTTGTGTATACTACCCTATCTAAATAGAAGTTAGTTAATCCGGTTTATCCTCTATCTTAAATTCAAAAGTAAGCGGTTCCATCTCATTACCAGCTAAATCCTTAGCCCGTACTTCAACATTGAACACCTTACCATAAAAATAAATAATTCCTGTGGTTGGATTAATCTCAGCCGATAGATCACTCTGACTCCATGGAACACCTACAATAGACGCACCTAAGTCACCTGACCTCTTAGGCACAGTTTCAAAATAATAAGCATTTACTGCTGATACAGGACAACTAGCAAGATTCTCCGCAACACCTCTGACAACCACTTTTTCATCCAGACCATAATCATCAGTAAAATTCTTATATTCTACAAAATAACCACCAGTTAAATAAAAATCTTTCTCTATAATATCACCATTATCATTAGAGGCATGGACTGTAAATGTAGTAGCTCCTAATATGTCATCAAAATCATTTGGGGAATCATAACACATTCTATAACCATCAGTTATAGGAGTAAAAACATTACCTGAAGTAACAGTATCGTCAATTACAAAATAAGTTCCAGATGTAACAACAGCATATACATCATCAGTTATATCTACACAAATAACGCCCGAAGCCACTGTATACTCATCTATATCCAATGAAAAATTAGATATTTTTAATGAAAGCAAATCTATATCAAATTTATAACCTGTAGTGCCCACAGTACCACATACAACATCACTAAAATAATAACCAATTGTACCTGTTATAGTCTCTAAATCAAAAGCATATGAAACTAAATCAACAAGACCGCACACAGCATCCATGTTGTAATAACCGGACGCGGTGGTTGAAGAATACACATCAAACGGTATATCTAACACTGCGCCTGATATTACTGTGGTCTCAAAAACAGGGCCCTGTTGGGTACCAACTACGCCTGTCAGAGCATGGAATCTATAGGTGTAACCACCTGGATTAAATTCTATAGGATAACCAGCAAAAAATACTTCAAAATCTTGTTCAATAGCGCCGTCATTTGATAAACTTCCCATAGTAAAATACTGGGTATAGTCATCAGTACCAGAAATAATAACCTGATTTTCTGGGGGACCTGGAATCAAAGGATCATAATGCCCACCAGCAGTATAAAAACCATCATAATCATGATACGTTGTGTCTTCCAAAAACAACCAATAATTAGTATATATGTTTTCAGAAAAAGAATATAACTGACCCCCAATAAAACTTAAATTAGCATCAATAGAACCAGAAATTTTAGTTATACCTGTAAAATACTTCAAATCAAAGTCATTAGTCCTTGACAATCCACTTGTTGTAGTGGGAATTGAATAACTCAATAGAGCTACTTCCATACCACTTATCACAGTATCTGTTGTGTATTTAGTAGATGTGCTGATATAACCTGCCTGCTCTAAACCACTGTATGTAAGAAAAAGTTCCGCTGGACTATCCAAAGCACCGCTATGACTGGAAGCAGCCACATAGTCCATAGGAATATCGCGCTGGCCTATATTATCTGCCTGACTGGTTTTAAAAACAGTAGTTACATCTTCCGTACCAGAATATGAGGCAAAGAAGGATGTATCTACATATACGTCTATAGAGCTATCCGGCATTTAAATCTCCAATTACGTATATGAGTAAGCCAAGGTGATAACAAAGTCATGGACCCCATAAGGTACTGATGAATTAATATTATATAACCACGGCCTTACAATTAGATAATCACCTGCCCTTCCAGAAGTAGGATAAGAATAAATCATGTCCCAATCACCGTAGTAATAATCAATGCCACTAACACTGGTATTTCCCTTAAGCGTAATATTATATTGCGGGGCAAAAGGAGTTTCGGGTTCCTTCGTATCCGGGTCTACTGGCCCGCCATATTTAACTACTGACGGGTTACCTTCTGTTCCACCTAACCAACTGTAATTAGCACAAGAGGCCTTAACTCTATTAGTTGATATTAAGTAATTACTCGTAGAACTATGGGTCACACTATCCCAAGCGGTCAATCTATTATCATAACTTTCACCGTTGGTTAACTCAAACTTAATTGAGTTTCTTAAGTCAAAACCACTAACTGTAGTAGCCGGATCTTCTGCCGGATAAAACGCTTGTTCACTAGCTATTTGCCTGTTGTAAATTCTCCACATATTCGAACCAGTTATCTCATACCAAGTGGCAAGTGGTAATTCACCTGGCAAAATATGAGACCTCGTTCCGGCCGATTGAGGACTTGACATGTTTGGGCTTGTAAAAACCACAGACGACAAATCGTGCCAACCAGGCGTGTCATATTCATAAAATTTTGTAGTTATAGTTACTGCCATGACTCCTCCTAATTCGTGTATTTCCAAGATTTAACAAAGTGGTTTGGTAATGGTTCTCTGCTTAAAATCACATCACCTATTTTAAATCTACTATTTATATTATCCTGCTTTAGTATTATCCTCCAAGTCTGAACACAATGCGGTTCAAGACATTTAACATTTATAGCGTGAAATATTCTACTACCATCAACACCCTTACTGACCTCTATCAAAGGTAAATAAGCCTTAAATTTTGGTATAACTATTACTTTACCAGTACTTAAAACATATACTAATTCTGTAAAACCATTAGGTATATCATCCCATCCTGTTTCAAAAAGGTTGTTTCCTTTTATTACTTTACCGTTGGGGTATTTAACCACGAAATAACAATTGTAAGGATTAACACTTGTTACTGTGTTGTGTGATCCATAAACCTTACCATCTTGCCCAGTCATATGACCGAAGTTTGGTAATTTATTATCCATCTCCATCTCCTTTAAGTTATTGAAATTATTACGTATATAGGTACCTAAATCCAAGAACGGGTGTATTATGGAAAGTCGGTGAATCTGTTTCTAACCTAATATACATATTAAAAAAGAATACTTCATTCTGAATATAAGTAATATTAACACCTGTAAATGATATCTTATGTTCGCTACCCCTCAAAAATGCTCCTCCAGTGGTAGCTCCTGTCCATGGATAGGGCATTACGCCACCGTTAGCATCTTTAGCGGCGTCTGTGTTTATAGCATTAACATGGCTATCATAACCACTATTAACAGTACCAGACAATACAGGCAATGAAGTCGTACTAAAGCTATAATCATCCCACGCCTCACCGTACATAGTACCTTGAATAGTACCACTTACAGATATACCAAAAGCATAAGCATTAGTATTAGGACTACCTAACTGACTAGCTGAGGGAACTCTATACATAGTACTACCAGACTCTACAAAAACATATGGTATTATATAACTAGTAACAGCAGGTCTTATTGTAGGTGATCGGCTACCGGAAGCCAGTGTCATTTGTGTGGTATCACCTATTAAAAATGGGCTCCAGTCATCGATCCCACCGCCAGTTACAATTACCTTATCTACTCCTGGCGTTATCTGAAGCCAATTAGAACCCCCAGTACTTCCAGTATAAAAATCGTAAGGTGCATCAACATTAGAATGATTAAATAAAAAAGTCAAAGTAGGTTCCATTACTTACCTCCATATCGCCTATAAATTATAGCTTTATACCAAGCCTTATGCCATTTACGGTTAAAATTAGCACTAGCATTACAAGAATTACACAATGTAATTAAATTACTAGGCTTACAATTTTTCTTATTGTAATCTATATGATGTATACAAATACACTCACTGTTATTATTACAATAAGGATTTAAACACACGCCACCATCTCTTTTTCTTATTGATTCTTTATACTCCTTATCAAACCAGGCACTACAATAAGGTTCACAAGAAATACCACCTTTCCAATTAGGATTATCTGGACCCAATAACAAACCGCGCCTTGATTTAGATACTTTCTTGCGATGTTCTTTAGAAAGTGTTTTACCATACCAATAAGCCTTCTTACCACTATATTTATTTTTTAAAGCATTAGATATATTTTGTCTGTGCTCATCAGAAAATTTTTTGGCAAACATAGGATTTCTTTTACCTTTTGACGACCCTCTAGCTATACGGGTTTTTGACATTTTTTCACAAACCTCTTTAGGACGAGACTTTCCTATTTTAGTACAAGCCAGACAACAATATTCACTAACTTTATTTTTAACAGTTAAATAAGGCTTATCACACTGTTTACATCTATCTTTTTCTATATAAATAGTTTTACCAACTACCAAATTACCTTTACTATTCAATCTCAACTTTTCCAAATTATCCCAGCAAATCTTCACTACTGCCCCACTTATGAAATCCTATAAATAACCGGCACTATACTACTTTTATCGGTAACATCCAAATCATGCACCTGGATTCTGATAGTTTGTTCATCAACACCATCACCATCGCCGAGCACGATAAAAGAAACATTCCTAAACCGAGGCATGCCTCTTTTACAAAGTGCCGGATCAAAACCTGTAAACCAAGGAGCAGCGCTATTCCTAGTGTAAAACCTATAACTATCACGTAGCATATTTTTGTTTTCGGAAATATCACTAACTCTAACACCAACTGAATAAGTTTTTCCGTACTGCAACTCATAAGGTAAATCAATAGTTACTTTATAGTGCTTAGCATTCACTTTTTCTATAATAGTAGCAGGATTGTAAGACATACCTGCATGATATACTATCCTTGAATTAAGATACACTTCTAATGTGTCTATATCCACACCAGAACCTTCATCCTTAACTTCAAAGTACAAACTTGTGTCTAACGGTACCTGATCCTCATCTCTGGCCGGGCTTTCGCTTTCTATATAAGGAGACTTATAATCAGGTATAATTTTAAACCAATAATCAGTATATATATAATTTGGTTCTGCAGCAGTATCATAAATTTCTATATGCACATAAACCATAGCATTATGATGAAATATGTCAGGATTATCATAAGTAAATTCTATACCTAATATCCCGCCGCCAGCATCAAAATATGTCAGATTAACCCTATCATTGTTTGGTGGCCAACCATATCTTTCAATAACATCATAATAACCAGTATCATGATAAACACTATCTTCAGTCCAAACCTCCCTTATGAAAAATCTCAAAGTATCACCATTCAAACTAAAAGCGAATGGACGCATCCTTATCCATATATCGGTTTCTTTTGGGTTTTTTTCACTAAAAAATACAGGTACCGCATCCTCTACAAATATAAACTGATCGAGTTCTACATTAGTTTTCAAATCAGTACTATGTACCCCATCAACCCAATAGCTATGTTTACTCATCTTTAACTGACTAAATCTAAATTCATTTTCAATATCTATCTGATACAATCTATGTGGGACTGGTTTACCATCCTCTAAGTCATCACCAGTCACATTTCTATAATATTGCCAATACCAGGTTGATTGTGGTATTCTTAATACTTTTACATTATCACCAAGCTCGGCGGATGGGCTCTCTATATAATGTCTTGGATCAACCCCAACTTGTGTAAATTCAAGCACCTGTCTTATATAATTAGCCCTAGTACTTTTTAAATTAGGGCTAGGGCAAGGATCTACGTTAGGTTCGCCAGGCGGAGCTGGGTATGTTATACATTCCCATTCACAACCGGCGTTTTTAATAGTATCCAATGGGCCATCAGTCCTAGCCGGAGTAACCTGAAACCAAGGCCAGCATTTGTACATATCTGATGAATAATCCGATGGATCGTGCCACTGACCACCTGGTGTTCCAAAAAACGAATAACAATGCATATACACTGGAGGCAAAACATAAGAGTCATTAACCACTACCTTATATGGGTCATTCAATTGACGGCCCCTAACACTATCTGAATTTTGTTTATCTTGCCACATGGAACCATCACCAAAACTATCTATAACTTCAATTTTACCGTCTATTAGTATTGAATTCCAGCAGTATTCACTCCCAGTATATGCCGAACTCTTATCAGCCCTTACACGTATTACCGTGGGACCTGTATAAAGACCACTTGGTGTATAACCAACATCAGCTTTACCGTTTATATCTGTAACAGCTTGACCATTTAACGGGTCAAATTCAGCGGCCGCATCACTACCGTCACTGTAAAAATTTATATTTACATCTCTTAGAGCCACGCCAAACTGATCTCTGGTTTGTATGTATAATCTTGTGCTATCTGGTCCTACAGTATGTTGTTGTAACATATAGATAGCTATATTAAAAGTATAAGGTAATAAAGTATCTTGTTGATAATTATATGTGGACCATGTCTCAGTAGACCTAACACCACTATCATTCTTGGTAGTGGCTTTTTGCATTAACTTATATATTTTATATTGGTCAAAAATTATATCATATACAGTGAAATAATCCTTATCATTCGATTCTATATTACCCAAAGCCATAGACTTCCACTTCAAATAAGAATCATATGGCCTAACAAACAACAACTGACTACCGTTTATTCCAGCAACAGCACCTACTTGTGTGCTCCAACGAGCCCCTCTTATTCTTGCGTATTCACCACTTGTAGTGTATTCCAACATAGTACCAGTAGAAGCATTAAGCTTAAATATAGTCCCATACCTTGTGTCACCGCCGTAGCCTTTATCACTTATCAGATAAATATTATTGTAAAAAGTTATTTTATCGCCAAAAACATATTGGTAAACATTGGAACCATTTAAATAAATCCTATTACCAGAGACATAACTAACTGTTACTTTTTCAGTAGCGCCGACATTGTCTGTATCTGTGCTTGGCCCCAAAAACAAAATATTACCTGAAGAAATATTACTGGCATTATTTATATCTAAATAATTTTGGCCTGCAGGTAAAGCAAAATCAAAAGTCCTATTATAGTGCTCAACTGCTGCCCCCCGCACATCATAGTAATACGCACCAGTAGTAGATTTTATTATTTGCTGTTTTAAATTCAACACAGTAAATTGCTCATCAACTTCCCATCTTTTTATCAAACACTGACTACTAGTACTTAAAGGAGAACCAGTCGGGTTGTAATCAGGTATCCTCTCTACAGTAAAAAATGTAGTAAATGGTAATATACTTGTCAAATTCAATGGGCCACAATATTCAACAGCTACCAATTCGTTGTCTGGATGCATATTAGCAGATAGTATATAGTCCGCTATTAAACCACCTGAAGAGTTTTTTACTCTCAACTTAGTAGCCGGATCTGCTGTGTTTATAGAAGCAAAAGTACCAGCCTGTGAAGTCAAAGTAAAATTAGGATATGATAACTGTATGTTCTGGGCCATTACTATCTCCTATTAATCACTAGGAGTCTCAACTCCACCTTGTTGGGCGGTTGCTGTCAATTTGACCTCTCTCGCAGTAGTTCCAGCCGTATAAGTAGTCTGTGCTACACCGTCGGCATCAGTGGTTGCTGGATTAGCTCCAGTTATAGTACCATTAGGATCATCATCAGTAAAATACACTAACTTACCACCTATAGGTAAATTAAATTGGTCTTTAACAATAGCTGTTATTGTACTTGTATTAGTACCATTAGCAGGTAGTATAGCTGGATTGGCCCTCAAACTTATACTTGTAATAAAAGGCTCTAATGTAGATAATTGATAACTATAAGCGCTATCAGCAAAAGTATAAGTAGTACCATAATAAGTAGCCTTTCTTTGAAGCCTATATATATTAACACCTTCCATAGTTAAATCATATAAACTAATAACTGTAGCCTGATCGCTTTCCACATTATCCATAGTCATAGAACCATAACTAGCGGAAAAATTATCGGGATTCAAAAATATAATATTAGTAGTTCTTGCATAAACTATAGAATTAAATTTAGGCCAGTTAAAAGCATCAGAAGCAGGAGTGTCCTGCCAGTCCCTATCAAAAATGTAATTTGGAACATCAAAAAAAGTACAAGCATCCACATTCTGATATTCCCCACCGGCCGTTTTAGATTGATAAGCTCCGGTGTAACCATTTATTTTATATAAAGCACCTGATGAACTAGACACACCATTCCAGTTATTAAACACCCATATATTACTGTAAAAAGATGCCGGATCGCCATACCTTTCTTGATAATCACCGGTGCCTGATGTTGTCGGACCAGAATAAGCATAAGTAGTTAGAGCATTTAGATTTACGTTATATACTGTTTCCTGCCCAGTAGCCTGAACAGTAACTGAGTTTACAGATATATCTTCACGCTGACCATTGGTATTTGGACCAAGCGAAATAGTCATACCACTCTGCAACTTAGAAACTAAATTAAAATCAGCCTGTTTAGTCTTTGGTTGATACATACTCAATACTGAAGATCCAGCAGATGCGTTAGATTTAAATCTTAGATGATAATGTTCAACAGTCATGGCTTCTGAATTATATTTATGAGAACCAGTAGGAGACATAGTAAAACTATCTCGTTGCTTCAAAACATAGTTCTCCAAGTTCCAACGTTTAATTCTTATAGTGTCACTCCCTGGATTCTCAAGACTCCAAAAATTACGGCCATCATATTCCAAACTAACTACTTGACTTGTTATAGTAGTATCCAACGGGTATGAATATGCCTGTGTACCATCATCTGTTTTTACTATAAGAGCATCTTGATCCTCATCAAACATATAGAAATAACCATCTAACATGGTTACATTTCTTTTTCTTAGCGTTATATTTTCATAAGCCATTAAACATTACCTCCAATATTTAATGCATCTACATTCAGTGTTTGAACCCCACTATCTAAACCAGTAGCTATTGGCGGAACAAACATAGCAGTTTCTTTTTCCAAATCAGTAACAAGCTTTATTATTCTCTCACGCTGCTCCTCAAAATCTATATCTATATCCTCTAAATTCTTTTTCAACCCCTTATCAGCTTCCATTAAGATAACCAAAGGGCCGACAAGACGTAAAAATCTATCTTTCAATTTTTTAAATACCTTATCTTTAAAGTGTTTAGTGAAATTAGTAACTTTTAGGTTGGCATTATATATAAATCCTTTTTTAGATAGCAAACTATCAAATACAGAAGGGTACCCACCAGAAGACTGATAGCAGCCATTATCTAATAAGACCAAAAACATATTACTGCATTTACTTGCACCAATTTGAACCAAAATACCAAGCTCTCTTAATAACTCACCTTCACCTAAAAATACAAAAACTCTTTTATCTGTACACATAGCGATACCTAAACCAAAAGAAGCAGCCGAACCTACAGAACCTTTTACATAAAAATGGTTGTCCTTATGATACTCATAAGCCTCTTTACATAAATCTTCTCCTGAAAAAATCAAAACATCATTTTCATCAAGTAAGCCCAATATATTCTTAATTATAGTGTATCTTTTCATACAAATATTCCCTCCTCAATAACTAGCAAGCCAGGTATTTTTTCTTTTTGGGATTTCTTTACCAACTGATTAAGTTTTGTTTTAAAACTATCATTGCATATAAACTCGGAAGGAAAATCATACGTAAGAAAAGAATCTTCACTACCACTACCTATAACTAACAAAGGTATTCTATTAAGAATATTGAATTGAATAAAACTTGTTAAGTCATAAGCAAAACACATATCAATTAAAAGCCCACCATTAAAACCAGCCATATAAGCCCCAGATACAAGCCCCAAGCCTATCCTCTCATTAACTGCTGGGACATAGTGCATCAGACCGCTATCCATCTTATCATATAATGGAGCCAAAGCTGGACAAACCACGCCAGAAAAAAATCTGTAGTCCAACTCTTCACATAAATATTTCCAAAATTCAGTTGCCTTTACCATAAGTCTCTCCTACTCTTCTATTTGTTCATAAACTCTTGAAGGAGGCCTCCATTCCACTTCGTACTCAAACGCATCGCCTGTTATTATTAAACTATCCGTAACATCTATACCATTAATAGTCATTTCTATACTGTCTATATCTATACCATAAGAAGGATGTAAATCAGTTATAGTAACCTGTACATTCTCATGTATCCTCTGTATATAATCCGACGGATGAATAGCAGTAACAAATGGCGGCCTTGTATCCGCAGCAAGCGGGGACCAATCAATTTGTTTAGATATCTCAGCAATTGCTTTTTCTATCTCTAAATCTAAATCTAACTCACTTGTTAGATTTATATAGTAAGGAGGTATAGTACCACTAGTAGTAACATGAGGTTCATCAGTAGCCACCTCAATAACCCAAATAGCCTCACCATTACCGCCCTTAGGCACTACCTGTTTGTAGGTAATGCCGCAGACAACTACCTTACCTGGATTCAACGAATTACGAATCTGAAAATACGCCATTCAATACTCCGATTACGAACTGTAATCAATTTGATTAATCATGTTTTTAATACCATAACGAGCCAAGTCATCTAAAGTTTCATAAGCAGAAGTCGGTTCAAAATCAGGGTCATTCATCTTCAATAACTGGACTTTGGCTGCATTGGCTGTATACGAATTGGATATACTACCACTAGTTACCGTGAATTGTCCAGTAGCAGGGCCTGTACCAGCGACTATAAAATAATCAGTATTAGTACCATCGGTAATAGCCATAGCATCACCGGTGGTGGCCCCAGTGCCACCTGCAGTGTACATCACTGTATAATCTCCACTATATGGATAGTTTTGAGTCAACTCAGCTTCTCTTATTTGAACACCGGCCAAAGTCTCACTACTAATAGGCAAGTCAAAGCCTAACCATGTTAAACAGTCATTAGAAGTACCAGACACAACGGCAACAGACGACCTATCAGTACCAGTATAACTGTCGCTTATAGAACCTGAAATTATCTTAAACTTACCATTGTTAAACTCTACAGAACAGTTCTTGTAAGCCATAATAAAGCCATTATCACCAGTATTCCATTGAGCACCATCCGGCAAAGCCCTAATCTTTGTTTCCATATCAGCAGCTACATTGTCGCCTGGTAAATTTCCACCGCCGTCGTGCTCCAAAACTATGTTGTACCATCCAGTACCACCATAACCGCTAACCGTAGTATCTATCTTAATTCTAAAAGTATTATGGGTACTATCTAATTGAAAAACACTGCCCTTAAAACCAGAACTCTTTATCCAACCAGATTTAGCTTCTGTTATATACAAATCTTGGATAGCCGTTCTACTGGTGTTATTACTGTATGCAGTAGTAGACACCACTAATACTATTTGCTCATCACCTTCATATCCAGTAGGAACAAGACTATCTACATCTACGGTAACTCTTTTGTTAGTTCCAGGATAATTTATGAGGTCTTGAGTATCTAAATTTAGAGCCATTAATCATTCCTCCTATACATAAAAATATCTAGTCCCGTTAGCTACTAAATAAGGACAATTATCATAAGTACATCTCCAGCCCCATGAAGTACCATTACTGGTTGTCTGCATATAGTGATCACCGTGATCATTCTTTGTCGGTACAAACCCCAACATAGTTTCAGACCTACCATCAGAACTATCCAAAGAATATGGGCAAGGCATCCAACAATGCCCTTCATGGTTCAATCTTTTATACTCTGGTAAATTACCATAAACCGTAGTACCAATTTGGTACTGCCACTGAAGCCACTTTTCAAATGGCACATGGGAATAATAAGTTATCCAAGCAGTATAATCAGCGGCGTACTGTGAGTCCCAAGTAATAAAATCTGCTATCCTTGCCGGGTCACTTGGTGACCTCGGGTCAGCCTCATCACCATTTGAATCTATAGCGTAATTCGCTTGATACAGATTTTTAACGTAATTCCATTTCTGTCTTAAAGTCCAACCTTCTTTTATATCTACACATGGAGGAGTACAACAAGCCATATCTATCTCCTATAGTTATAGAGTTCGTTATCCCCATTAACAACATATGTAGGATAAAGTAAATTGTACAAATGCTTCTCATTCTCGTGACCAGAGGTATCTATCACCAAATAATCATCGTTTTTGAGATTAGGTATGTTTTTTAATTCTAAATCATAAGTTATTACGGCATCTTTTAATCCCACTATGGGCTTTTCTTTTTTATATTTGTAAACTACCTCGCCCCACTTCAAATCACCTACATACACATTTTGGACTAATATAACTAATTGGCAACAAAAGTCTAATTTTATATAATCATTACTATTTATCTGAGATGCTTCTGCTAAAGCCGGGCCTGAAAAATAAGCACCCATAAGAGACATTATACCTGCTTCCGGCCTTAAAACCTTACTCCAATGAACCTCTAACCTAAACCTCTCCCCTAAAAGCATAAATCCTCCTATATCCACAAAGGTGTGTATGGCATCGACACACTTCCCTGCCCTATCTTACCAGCGGCGGGGCTTTCACTACCGCCAACTTGAACTACAACTCCCATTGTTAATGTATCATTTCTCCCTATTCCGCCGGCCGAGACATTTCCAGACTGACTTTCTGTAGTAACACCAGTAAACAAAATACCAGGATCGGCATCAGTAGAATCTTTGGTGCCTTGACCCTCCGATATACCTCTCAACACATACGTAGGGGTAGGTGTATTACCGTACTGACCAGCAACCCATCTCTGCATTCCCCAGGTTTCCGTGCCTGGTAGTAATGGATCGTCTTTACTAAACCCATAGCTTGTAACAAACCAATCTCCTGTAATATCAGCTATGGTATCCCCACAAGCGGCCGGGTATACAGAAGCAGTTAACTGATTAGCATCAGTACAACTCTCAGTCGGTGATGTATCATATAAAGGGCCGCCAGTACCGCTATATATTGACAAACTTAAAGTCATTACTGGTTTGTCATGTGTATAACTCGGACTCCAATTACCTATACAATACAACCGTGTTGTATTAGGGTTGTAACCCCAATTAGCAGATGTAACACAAGCACCATAAAAATTGATTGTTGTTCCTGCTCCAATAATAATAGCCATGATAGGCCTCCTCAAACGTTCTATTAAAATATAGGTTACTTAATTTTTTTACAATTCACAAACTTACCATAATCACATTGAGCGCGATCCTCACAATCTTTACAATTATTTTTCTTATACATTTCAAGCCTAGCTCGCAACTGCCTATCTGTTAAATACTGATAACCGCCCATCAAAGATTCTTTGCTTCCAGCAGGAGCATGTCTAGCCGCATTTCTTTTTGCACAACCTCCACAAGCCATGTAGTTTCCTCCTAATTAGTAGTAGCTATTAATGTAGCATTTATTTCATACCACTCTGTTTTTGGTATTGGATTAATATTCGCATTAGTTATATAACCAGAAAAAGTTTGTCCGCCAGCTATTATCTGATTATATAATTGCCCATCTAATCCAGGAGTATCAGTTACCACCGTATAACTTATAGTAGCTACACCTAATATATCATAACTTATACTCAAAGATGTGCATTCAATGAATCTAGCCATCTACCATTCACCTCACCTTAAAAATTAAAACCCAAAGCATCTTCGTCTATATAATCAGGTACATAAACTTTACGGCCTTGAAAATGCCCATCAACATCACCTAAACGAGAATAGTTAGCCGATATTAAATTACCGCCCAAACCTTGGCCTCTAAATTCATGACTGGCAGGCAGTTCCTGCGTACATTCATAAATTTCCACATCATTGACCTCTGCACCAAATGTATGTAACATCAACCTACCGTAAGAAACCGGCATTGGTGACGAAGCTCTCAATCTGTATATTTGTCCTGTATATGATACTTCAGCCATCTGTCCCCCTAATCATTTATGACAAATAGAAATGAATATGTAGCAGTAGGTATCTCTCCTGGGTTAAACTCTACCGAAAAATTCTGTAAATACATAGAACCTGTACCAACACCAAAATTATTTATTATTAGTTCATCCCTTGTATCAAAAGATATTGGTCTGCCTCTATAGTCCAGACCATAACCTTCCTCCTGCTCTGTCTCCATATAAATAGTGGCTGGTCCAGAAGTTGAACTAGCACTTAGTGATGGAAAAGAACGGCCAGTTGAATACACTAAAGAAGCCAATCCTTCCACATTACCGGCCACATACGAACTGCCTTGCCCTGCTGAAATTAAATATAAATCATCATTCTCACAATCATATCTTCGAATCCAAGGTATAGATACTCCGGCCCTCCCAGGGCAGCCAGTATGAATACCACTATTTTCTTCAGTAGAAGTTATAGCGTATCCTGTTATAGATACAGTTCCAGTGGTAGGGCCAATTAACACCTCACCACCACATTCTTTTATTATCTCAGACCTACTATTAACACTAATTGACGTTATACAGCCATCTAAACCAGTCAGAGTAAGGTTACCTACAAGTTTACAACAATTTTCAGCCATATTTACCTCTCTATATCATCATCAAAATATGTGCCGTAAGCCGGGCCTCCATGCACAATTGTCGAATGATCGTGAATAGGTACAGAAATAACATTCACAAGACCGCGTTCGCCACTTAAAGCAAAAAACCATATAGCATTTGTAGATAGTCTTTTGTGAGTATAAATAACGGCAGCAGCTGTCTCATCAGGGGCTGGTATTAAAGTACCGTTTCTTGTGTCTTCAACAACAAAACCTCTAGTGATTTCACCTACATAACTTAAGTCATCAAAATGACCCCGTGGAATTTCTGTAGCAACAAACCAGCCAAAATTATTTCTACTATTTATAGGGGACTTTAATTTAACACTCATACCAGGCATTAAATAGATAGAAGTCCCAGTAATAGGATCGGACATATTAAACTCCCATCTTATTCAGTGGTTTCAGAATAATGTATCTCAATCTTAACCTCTTTAGTATTAGAATCTTCTTTTGCTAACTGAATATTTTCATCCGTAGTAGGTACCCTAGTTGATGTAAGAGCATCCTTTTTATATAAGTCACCGGTGAACATATCCAAATATTTTTCATTAGGTTCGTAAGCCAATTTACCATCTCGCAAACCCTGTCTGGACACACCATTAATACTAACCCACACGCCCTTTGTACTTCTACATCTTCGTGTATATTTCTTACCAGTCAACCTACTCAATATATCACTACCACTTATATTCAATATAACGTACTCAGGATCGTCTCTATTTGGGCTCATAGTAACAGTTTTTATTGCCCCAGTAAATATCTTATTACTTAAATAACTTGAATCAGTACCGGCGTATATACTAACCGAAGCGTCATCCAACAACCCTCCAGTAACTTCACTTCTCCTTACTTTCAAAGAAGCAGAAAAACTAGATATTTGGCCACGTGCTTTATCAACATTGAACGACAAAATATGATTAGGGTATCCTAGAGGTGGGGTTCCGGCTATAAGATTACCAGAACCTATATTAACAATTGCCCTAACTTTTACTATTTCTATAGCCATAACAGTCTCCTACGCCTCTATTGGATTATTATGCACAGTACACTGTACAACATCACCTTTTCTTAGTATACTATTAGACATATTTACTCCCCAACGCTCCCCATAACCATCTATTCTAACTTTAAAATGGATATTGTCGCCAACCATATCCATTATCACACCAGAAGCATCATGATTCTCTGCCATCTTCATTGTGGGCCCGCCATCCACCGGCGTTAAATTACCGACAAGTCTTGGCCCTTCAGTAACAGAAACGGTATAAGAACCACTATCAGTATAATTATATCTTATAGCATTTATTATACCATCCCGTTCGCCATAACCACCTAATTTAGGATTACAATCTGGCCCGCACGTATAGATAGTTTCTATAACGTCGCTCTGAAAATGTTCATAGAGCATATCGGCCATACCTTCAACAGAGTCCTCATCTAAAAACGACCAAGTAATAGCCATTCCGCCGCCCTGCAGTTCATCCATATAAACCTCAAGAGCTGTTTCATCAAAGTCTTCGACTGTCGTAGGATCATTATCGTGTTGTGGTAATTGCTCAACTATAGAAGCTCGGCCGCCAGTGGCCGGGCCAACATAGGCAATCGGAGCTGGCGGCTCTACCATAACTATAGGAGCTATATAATATTCTAAACCTTTAGCTATTTCTAAAGCACGTTCATTAGTTCCGTCTGGATCATAAACAACTATGGATGGTGTTTCTAAATCAACAGTAACCCATATCTCTTGTACTAAAATACCTCTTAATTTACTATTAGGAAATATAGTTCCTATTTGCTGATCGGTCTCACTTATATTATTTTGTACAGCGTACTCACATCTCGGATCTACATAAAATATCTGGTCTTTACCGTAAGCAAAAGGATCGCCTTTAACTACGTCTTTAGTAAAAACTATATAAGGTGTTTTACCTGTATTTTCGTCTTCAGGATCATCATAAGCTACCGCATAGTGTTTTCCTGGTTCAAGCTTTATTGTTGTTGTGCTTGGGTCATCTATTGCAGCATATAACCTAGAATTAGAAGGTAAAGGGTCATTCACAGCAGAGGGGTCGTCTATCGGGCCAATTGTTAGTACGCTGATGTCTTTACCTATCAAATATACGGAAGAAACTTTAATAAATTTGTCCTTAAAAACATCACGAATATTAGTGTATCTCAAATCAGAAGGTATGTCTACCATAACACCATCAGTGTAGCTTACCTCTGGGCCGTTAGTCCAACACTCCTGATTAAATAAATCAGGATCAAACGTGGGGCGACTTACCAAGGTGCCCATGTCTGGGCCATTCGTACCTGGGTTAGTATTACCTATTTGTATAGGAACCGTAGCGCTATTTGTGTAACTAATCACCGTATCTTTAGTAGCTAAGACACCAGGATTTATATACTTAACATAACCGATAACTCTATCCCACGGATTCTCTGTGGTAATCTCATATAGATTATCTATACGGTCTTCATAAGCTGTTGTTAATTGAGGATCATTAAACACAATAGTTGCTTGCCTAATCAAATCTTGTTTTCTACAATTATCAAGCATATCCATATAAGTATAAATCCTTGTTGGATTTTCTCCCCATATTGGATACCATTGTAAGTCTTTCATTGTTGGTAATGGTCTTCCACCAGTAACCATAACGCCTTTGAGTGAATCCACGTAAGTACCTGTTAGTGTTTCATAATATATATCGTCTATTTCACCACTATAAGAACCTATTTCCTTAAACTCTACAACTCCATCTGGATTAACTATAGGCTCTATAAAACTTCTATCGCTTTTGCCAGCGCGCTCTATTAGAGACATATTAAGCACAGTCATTGCGTCCATACGTTTTATGTCTAAATTAGTCAAATCGCCGCCATCTGAGGCATCAGACTCATCAGACCACTCTATACCAAAAGCATCCAATACAGCTTCGGCCAATTTATCAGAAGTATCACAACTAACACTTATATCTTCAGACAAACTAAAGGCAGGAATACCAAATTGTGGCCAAAGATCATTAGAAGGTATAGCTCCCAATACCGTTGAATTATTAGTCGTTACATTGTCCGCCATTCATGTCTCCTAAATCCTAAAATTAGTAGGCGGTCTCTGAGCTAAATTTTGCGCATCCTTAGCTAACCTGTCTACTTCTCTTAGTCTGTAATCAGTCTGCTGCTCAAATCTTGTTATTTTACCATTCATCAAACTTATATCAGTTCTATGCTCGTTTATATCCTGTTGCACCCTTGTTATAGCATTATTAATCTGAGTAGCTATCTCTGATTTATTGCTGTTATACATTTCAGTCTTTATTGATTCTATTTTTAAATCCAACTCATCCCTAACTGTTATTAATTTATCTTGCACCTCTCTAACACTGTTTGAAACAACATCTATATTAGTTGCGCCAACAGCGCCAGCCTGATTAACGTTTACATCCACAGTTGCATTAGCCAGAGCCTGCTTAATAGCATCGCCTATAGCGCTCGACGCAGTTCCTATGTCAACTGGTACTGAAGCCTGACTAACATCAACACCGACCTTAGCGTTGGTTGTGTCAACAGGTACTTTGTAGTCTCCTATATCGATAGGGACACGGGCATCTGTTGTGTCAACCTTAACTTTGGCGTCTTCAATCTTTATCTCAGAGGATTCTATAGCCTCTTTTATTTTATCAGCTATTTTATCGGCTAAACCATTGTCTTCAAGCTTTATACTACCCTCTCTTAAAGAAGCCGACATAACAGAGCCATCCACCAAGCCACCCTCAGCAAAACCTTTTTGTAGTACATACTCACCTTTGTGCGCATATATAGGCCCGCTTTTGGTTATTGGTCCGCCCGACTGAAAAAAGGGCATAGACCCGCCATCCGCTTTTCTATTTAAGTTTTTAATCAGTTCCTTAGCAAGAGTAGGATTATCATCAAGCGATGAAATTATTTCTTTTATAGCATTTAATTTTTGCAAACCCTTTGCTTTATCTATAACTTTTTGTAAACCAACAATATTAGGTGTTTCTTCCACATCACTTCTTATAAAAGCACCTTCTTTATCAGCACGGACTAAATCACCTAAAAGTTTTAAATCAGCAGGCTTGTTTAAAGCTCCCTTACGTAATAAACTCGAAGCTTGATCAAATTGTTTTAAAATTTTTGGATCAGTCGACTTATCCTTCTCTATTATGGTTTTTATTTTATGATAAATAGGTAATAATAATTCTGTCTCCCTACCATAATGCGATCCGGCCTCTCTGAAAAGTTTATCACCGGGCTTTACATTAAATAATCTATCCCTTAAAGCTTTTTTATTTATAGCAGCTTGTTCCAACGCCTTCTTAGTATCATAATCTTCACCGGGAGTGGTTACAAAATCGGCCGGCACCTTTGGCTTATACTCATCAACACCAGCCATTTTAGATAGGTTTGAAACAAACTTCAAAGCTTGAAATCTATCTTCTCTAAGATCTCTATAAGTTACCATTCCACCAGGTAAATCTTCAAAGGTAGTAACACCTCTTCTCCTGTCTAAAATAAACTTCTTTTTATCCAAACCATAAGCCATCTTTATAGCTGCATCATAAGGCCCTACTTTATCGGTACCATAATCTCTAAGCATTCTCTGGACATTTTCGTCTTTAAGTACAAACCACTCTTGTTGTCTGTTGAGCTCAGCATCACGGGCTCTAGAAATTTCTTCATCTGTTAGTTTATAACGAGCCCTGTGAAGTTTAGTAGCTTCTTCACCAAACCTCTTAGCTGTTTTTGACATAGATTCTTCAGCAAACGTTGCTTGAGGCATAACTCTTTTTGGTGAAATCTCAGTCTCTCCTAAACCCAACTCATAAGCTTTGTTCATTAGAAATGAATCTTTTGGACGTTTAGATAAATCATCCAATTCCTTACTAAAATTCTTTATCACATTGCCTTTTTCATCCACTTCTACAATCTCACCATTCACAGTGGTGAATTTTCTTACAGGGCCGCCTTCTGCAAGATTATTAGGGTCGGCCGCATCTAACATCGCTTTTTTCAGAGATTTATCAGTCAGATACCCTGAGCCACTTCTTTTCTTAATCAATTCTGCCACTTCTTTTTTAGAAAGTTTTTTAGGTGCTCCCTTAATCCAGTTTTTAATTTTATCAACAATCCCGCCTTCTGCAAAAGTTTGGCCAGTTTGAAAATATTTAGGATTAAACAGTTTTTTAAATTTAGCGGCTTCTTCTCCTTTTATAGCCCCTTGCTGTACCTTTCTCACAAACTCGGCAAAATTTTCAGTTAAAAACTTCTCTGGTTTTTCAACACCAACCCTAGCAGCATACCTACTAACTGGTGCCCGTTTACCGAAACTCTCTATAAAATTATACATTTTAGTAAACGCACCTATATCTTTTGGTCCCTGTGACGTTCCATAAAGCATACTTAAAAAAGAATCCCTAACATATTGTTCGATACCATGTGCAAACTCGTGTCTAACTACTGACATTACTTCCGAGGGATTGCCCTTAAGTATATTTTTATTAAAAAATAACTTATATGGAGAAGTTTCAGTAAGTCTTGTCTTATCAACACTACTAGCTGTAAACTCGCCTTGTTCGTGCGGTAACAATCGTTTTTTTGTATACTTTACCTTACCTATTTTTTCAGCTATATCAGGGTATTCCTTGAACAACCTGTTCTTGAGTAGATCGTCTGCAATGGCAAAATTAACATTTTTAGGTACACCTGATTTACTTACAGGCCCCACAAATTCGGACATAAATCTATCTAATTTAGCGTATTTCAAATATTTAGTAGCTCCGGCACCAGTTGCTAAATCAGTTGCTAAAGAAGAAACAGAAGTAAATAAGGTGCCCTTCTTCACTCCCTGCCCTAAGGTCTCTTTTATTTTATCCATACCGCCACTTTCAACAAAATCATAAAGCTTTTCACCAATTTTACCAGATGAAACATCCCTGCTTAACGATCCTATCTTTTTATTAAAATCATAAACAGCTACATCAAGTCCTTTTTCAGAAATAGCGTCAGTGGCGGACTCAACACCCGATTCTAACAAACCAAATAAATCTATTATTCCTTTAACGGATTTAGAACCTACCTCACCTAAAATCAAACCTAATTGTCCCAATATGTTTCCAGCTGCATTTCCTTTTTTGCCTTTAAGCATATCAGAATACTCATCAACCAGACCCATTCTCTTCTCTGTCATATTTCCTATTAGTTTATGCCAGAAATCACCTGCGGTTTCAAAAACCCCACCTTCTCTATAATTACCGGCCGCATCCAACATAGCTTTTTTGAGTGATTTATTAGCCATGTAACCAGTACCGGACTTTTCTTGAATAGCTTTGGCTACCTCCTTTTCGGAAAGTTTTTTAGGTGTGCCTTTAACCCAACTTTTAATTTTATCTACGATGCCTCCCTCAGCTAAATTATTAGGATCGGCTGCATCCAACATGGCCCTCTTAAGGGACCTATTTGTCAGGTAACCTGAGCCTGATTTGGTTTTGATTAGTTCGGCAACTTCTTTTTCGGAAAGTTTTTTCGGTTTACCTTTAATAATATTTTTTATTGTTTCTATAATACCACCTTCAGCATATTCTTCTGGGAGTTGGCCATGTTTATTTAAGTATTCAAGAGCATTCATACCTAATTTAGCTGCTGATGCTGCCTTAATTACATACTCACCAGGGCTTAGCATCGCTGGGACTTTATCTTCTTTAGGGCCGCCCTCCCCAAACACCCTGCCACCTGAGGATTTTCCAAACAACTTCTCAAAAAAACCTTTACGGGGAGCCTCAAAAGAAGTTTCAGCAAAAGGTTTAACTATGGGGCGGGCCAGAGCATCCGAATCTATATCGAGGCCTTTTTCTGCTATAGTTTTCAGTATCTGAGTTTGATAGTTTAATTCTTTAACAATAGGATTAGTTACTGCGGCTTTCATGTCTATCATCTCACGTGTAGGTAATTCCCCCCTCAAAGCCTCGTAAACTTCAAGTCTTTTTTTGTCGATCTCAGCGGTTCCAGTAACTAGTGTGCCTCTGAATTGTTTTGGACCAGATGTAACTATTCTTGTTAGCTCTGCTTTAGCTTGATCCTCTGTAATTAATCCTTTTCTAGCCGCCTCTATAACCTCATTAGCTAAGTCCTTTCTCGATAGACTTTGTGATGCATTCTGCAACATATTTATTATAGAAGTCTGATAGTCCTTAAGAGACTTATCCACCTCATCAGTTAAATTCGATGTTTGTCTTAATTTCTGTATATCAACCAACGCCTGCTCATAAGGTGCTAACTGTTCTCTTAGTCTTGTGGTCTCCGTCCTCTGCTGATACTCCTCCATCTGCCGGCGGCGGGCTTCTGGTAAATCTTGTAATTGGTAAGCAGCCCTTCTTCGTTCCTGACCAGTGGAAGTTCTTAATCTTTCTAATAATTGTACTCTTTCCAAATCATACCGATTACTCTGCATATGCTTCAGCTGCACCCCAACAGAGCGGCCCAATCTTTCTTGCTCCGGTGTTATACCTATAGCTGCTTCTGGATGTCCGCCACCAAAAAGCTTATCCATATTTTCCCTATATCTAACAAAACCAGGTATAGTTTCTACAGCCTGTTTAATGGCAATATCATTAAACGCATCATTCAGTTTATTTACCGCTTCAGCGTATGCGTTCACATTACTTAGAGCTGTACCAAAACCGCGCAGAGTTTCCGTAGTATTATTTATAGAATCCTTAGTTAGCTTTATTTCATCATCTAATTTTTCCCAAGCATCTACATCTTTTACATCATCTTCTATAAAATCTCTTCTTTTTTTATGTAGCTCAGTCAGTCTATTAGTGTACTCATTGATAGTCTGCAAACCATAACTATAGGCGGCTACAGCGCCCTTAAACTCCGTACCTAAATCAGAGAATAAACGCTGTTGTGTCGATAACTGTCGCCTTTGTATAGGTAACTCCACTTCGCCTGGAAAACCAGATAAATTCTTATTTAATATAGCGGGACCACTAAAAAAACGTCTATTTTCAAATTCAGCAGCGGCGTACGATAAATTTCTGACAAAATCCCTCGTGGATTTACTTAAGTCGGAGATTAATTCAAACTTATACATTTGATCTGCTAATTCACTAAAGGACCCTGAAGTTTCTTTTATGGTCTCCTTAGTTTTGTTTATACTTTCATCTAAAAACCCTATAGCCTTATTGTATTCATTAGTAACGTCCAATAACTGATTCTGTGCATCTTTGTCTGCATTAGTACCTATATCTTTAGCTCGATCTTTGACCTGCATAACTAGCTCTTTAGCTATAGTTTCTGCGGCCTCTGGGTATTTCTCTATAATTCTATTATATATATCCGAAGTTTTAGAGGCCAATCTTTCAAGCTCAGCATCAGCGGTGCCTCGGCCGGACATCTCATAAAATGTACCAGCGAACGTAGAGGCTGTAAGTGCAGCTATTAAAGCTTTTGCATTGGAAAAATTACCAGACTTCGTATCCTTCCTCAGTGCCTTAGCGCGGGCATTTATCTCGGCCTCGGACAGCTTTTTTAGACCATTTATACGTTGCCCTATCTGCTCATCAATAAATTCCTTAGTCTGGCCAGTAGCTTCTTTAACTCTGTCGCCATAAGCATCTTGGAATTTTTTGCCGGAATCTTTGATTTTACCAAATGTACTTCTGCTAATGTCGCCACTATCCTTAAACTCATTAATAGCGTCTTTCAAAACGTCGCCAAACTCTTTAGCTGAATCCGGCATATCCTTACCAGTAACTTTAGACGCGGCCTGCATAGCTAAGTATAATCCAACTGCGCCTACATTCATTCGTTTCAAATTTGTTTCACTTACACCAATAGCTTTAGCCAGAGCAGTCGTAGCTCCTGTCATTTTCGTCAGTGTAGATACTAAACCATGAAATTTTAAACTAGCTTCTTCATCTTTGATGGCTTTTTTATATGTAGCTATTGACTTTTCTAAACCAGAGGTATCACCTTTGCCTGTTTTATTAACAGAAGCAAGCGTTTCTTCTTCAGTCTTTAACTGTTCCTTAAGTTTATCTAAAGTTTTATTTGAATATTTTTTATTGAATGCCTCAAAAGTAGCTATAGCCACAGACCCCTTTAGAATTGTTTTAGAATCTAAAAGCGCTTTTTCCCTTAATTTATTAGCATCCTTTTGCAAAGATATTAAATCTTTATATTCACCGCTCTTAGCAAACTCTTTTTTTAGGGGGCCATTAATAGCCTTTGATATTGCCGTGATAAAAGGAAAACCTAAGTTCTCTATAGCTGAAGGGGAGCGCGGTTCGCGTGAACCTTCTACTTTAAAGCGCTCAATTAACTCATTGGGTTGTATTTTTCTAAAAACTCTTTGCTTAAACTCATCAGTAGACAATTCATATCTACCAGAAGACGAAAACGCCGGTGAAAATGTACTTCTTCTTATATACTCAGCGCCCTTATTAACACCAGCTGTTTTAACCATTATATCACTTAGTTGATCTAAATAAGAATTTAGAATACCTACTGCTTGTTGGTCCCCTTTATTTTCGGCTATAGCGCGCTTACCAGCTATCTTATGTATTTCTTGGGCTATTTTTACTCCAAACATATCGGATTCTCGTTTGTTAACAAAACCCTTATTAGCTATTGAGTTTAAATTAGAAATATTCTCATAAAGACCACTATAATCTCCCTGATTAGCAATCATAGTCTCTAATCTATCAACTACATCACCAAAACCTTTTCGACTTGTAGTATCAAGATTATTTATATCGTGAGATAGCGTCGCCATACCTACATCTTGTGTGGCTACAACTTTGTTTATGAAACCTTCCACGGCTTTTGGACCTGACTCCGGGCCCACAATAGATCCCAGCCCGGCCTGAGTTTTATATATTGTCTCAATAGCGGCTTTTGCTTTTTCCAAAGCCTCCATCTCAGATATGGCTGCTGATCTAATTACGCCCTGGTTTCGAGCTTGACCCGCTAGTTTATTATACCCAGGGCTACTCAAAGCAGCTATCTGCTTGACAGATAAATCTTGAACTCTACGTATACCTGTATCAATAGCGTCAAAACCTTCTGGCATACCTTTAAGTAAGCCAGTTGTTATTCTAACAGATTCCTGCCGGGCTTTTTCAACAGCCAAGTTCTCCCGTAAAGTTCTCGAACTATCCTCCATAGTCTTAGATAAATCGGCAAATACAGCAGCGAACTGAGTTACCACTTGATTATTCCTAAGTATAGCTTGTTGATCATACAACTCATCAGCCTTCTGTCTTGTTAATTGGGCCGCATCTTCTAAGCCATCAAGAGTATTCTTAGATAGATTTTCTATTTCACGATTATACTTTATCATTGGCTCGATGAAAAAATCTTTTGTCATCTTAGCCCATTCCTGTTGTAATTGTGGCATTGCACCAAATTGACCAGACTGGATATTAAAACCTTTATTAGCCTGTAGAACGGTAGTTGTAGGCAATTCACTATAAAACCTGGCGCCTAAATCAAAGTCTTTTTTAAATTTCTTAGGCTCTATACCAACTAAACCAGCGGCCGCGCCAGATACAAAAGTATTAAGAGCATCAAGCCTGTTTTCTAATTCAGTTTGAATTCTTCCAGATGGAAAAATACGGTCAACTAATTTCATTAAATTTGGATCGTCAAGCGGACGCTGCTCTATAGCCAGAGTTTTAGAATTGATATAGGTTATAAAAGCTTCATAAACACCATCTGTAGTCTTCTTCAACTCTACCACTGCTTGGGATCCAGCTATATTGTATAATTTAGCTAATTCAGGAAAAAATGTAACTATATCACCAGAAGCAACTTTTTTGCCTTCTCTAGCTATAATACCGGCGCTTTCTAATTGAGCAGCAGTTAACTCAGATGTATAATCAATAAAGACCTTCTTTTCTGGAAACACCCTTTTAAGAATTTCAGAACCTACAAGATCCTCAGGTTTTACCTTTTCAACAAAACGCGTTCTATTTACCTCCGCTATCTTAGGTTCAACTTCTATAAGAAGGTCGAACCCTTTCTTCAATCCTGGGTCAGAGAGTAAACGCGCTATGGTGTCCCTATCAAGATTTTTAGCGCCTTCGAATTTAAAAATACCAGCCAAAGCTTTCTTAAAGTCACTCACTGTCTCATCGTAAACCTTTTTGACTTTACCTAAAGCATCTTGTAATTTAGATATATCTTCATCGAAGACATCGGTCAAAGGATACTTTTCCCTAGTGGACAATAAATTGTTTAGCTGACCGGTCAGTACTTCCATTTCTTTACCTGGCGATACGGACACTAAGTCCTTCAATAAACCCCCAAATCCAGGTACCTCTCCCAAAGCGGTTTTCAAAGTGCGCTTTACGGTCTCACCAAGTCCTGTATCAGTTAGAGATTCAACATATTTCTTTAGAACATCGATATCAGTTTTTGCTAACTCTAAGGAACTTGCTTTCTGTAAAGATTCAATATATGATTTATAATTACCTGTAAGCCTCAGTATGGCATTACCGTGCTCATCGTAACCCGAAACAACTCTATTATTAACTTGAGCTAACTCATTCGCCAATCTTATAGCGTCTTCTTGTACAGAGGCCAAAGCTAATAATGGAGAAGTATAATTACCGGATTCTTGTTGCTTTTCTTTAAGATCAGGGGTCTTCATCACATTGCTAATTTTTTTCAGTTTCTGCTCTAAACGATCGTACTGTCTGGTCAAATTAGTTAAATCTTTTATCTGGTCTTCCTCGACTCTCCTTGAATTATAGACGGATTGAGCGTACTCCTGTGCAGTTTTACGAGCTCTATCAATACTGCCACTGAACGAATTAAAAGCATAAATAGAGGCGCCGATGGTAGCTGCTAATGGGGCTATAGACTTAAACAAACCAGGGTCCGCGTCAGATAAGAATGCTGCTATCTTTTCACCTGTTTTACCAAAATATTCTCCAAATTTTTCAGTAGCCTTTCCGGATCCTCTAGCTACCCACTCAACCATTTGGGTTCCGGCTGCAATTAGATCGTCCTGGATTCCAGGTGTTAATATAGTTGATGCTTGTAGTAAGTCGGTAAGATAATCTATAATTGTAGCAGTATTTTTAAATTTAGCACCTAAGTCAGATATAGTATTACCAGTGCTTTTCATACCCATTCCACCAGTAGCCAAAACCTTATTCCAAGCGTCTCCAACATCTTTAATAACAAATATAAGCTTACCAAAACCGGAATGTAAATCATCTAAACCAGATGCTTTAAGTTTTTCTGGTGCTCCCTTGGCAAATGTTTTTAATCCTTCCAATTGAGGACCGAATCCTTTACCTAAAACTTCAAAATTAGACTTCACAAACTCTGCTCTAACAGAATTTATGAAGTTACGTACAATAGAAATACCCTTACTCAATGAACCTTCCAAAGTATCAAAAATAGTCAATCCTTTGGAGGCATAAGTAAAAAATAGTCCGAGAGCTATTCCTGCTGCTTTTACTGGAGTAGGAATAGCGGACATAAATTCGAATAATAGTTTTAAAGATTTTAATCCGGTTTTAAATATAGGAAACGTGAACTTACCCAACTCCATCTTTAGCTCAGTTGCAGCTGCTTTTGTTTGTTCTAGCTGCTTTGAGTAGGTTTTCATTACTTCGAGATTACGTCTTTCAGCAGATCCTTTTGAATTTGTGCTATCTTCTATAGCATCAAGTACCTCATTCCAGTTATCCATGGCCACTAGCAGAGAGTTGTATTGTCTCGTACCTCCCAAGGATTGGGCGATATTCAACTTCTGCGCATTAGTTAGCTCATCCCATTTCGTTGCTAAATCACTTAAGATATCGAAGCCGCGCCTATTTTCACCAGTACCTGTAACAGTTGGAATGCCTATATCGGCCAAAGCATTAGGACCTTTCTCTGAAAACATACGACGGGCAATAAACCTAACCGCAGTACCAACCTCTTTACCAGTCTGACGAGTAACTGAACCAATACCAGCCACTATACCGTTCAATTCATTGAAAGTAAAACCAGCGTTCTTAGCAGCGGCGGCTGATTTTTTAATAGCATTAGCCATATCAGCAGCTGTTACAGCGTGGCGAGCTTCTGTTTCACTCCACGCATCAAGAGCCATATCAGCCGTACCCAACTCTGATCCATATGATTTCATTGCAGCAGTTAAAGCTTCAGTGGCTTCGGCTGCTGATAGAGTAGAAACATTAGCAGCTAATGTGGAAACTCTAGTTCGATCAACAACCTCCGACTGCTTTAAACCTTGCTGAGCAAATATTTTCATACCAGCGATAACACTCTTTACAGCAACACCATAAGTTTTAGCAAAATCTACCGCTGATTTCTGTAAACTTCCGAAATCAGTTGTCAATGGATTCATAACCATTCTTAGTTGGGCTAACCCTAACTCTATTTCGGCCAACTCACCTATCGAATCCTTCAGAGCCTGTACACCACCGTATACTAATGTGGCAGCTGCTCCCCACATGATAACACGACGCGTGGCAGATCTAAATGTCCCCCCGGCCATGTGCATTTTATCTATTAAATCAGTATGCGATTCGGAAAACTTTCCTACTTTATTTTTATTTTCGTCTAAAACCTCACCATATTTCTTGAAATCTACTCTAACATTACGTACTATATTTCCCGCCTGATCAACAACTTTTGAGAAATAGCTAAAGGATTCGCCTATTGCGGCTCCGCCCTGATCTTCAGGACGAACCATTAGCTCTCTAAATTTTTGTATATTTCTCCTATTCAATGCTTCCTGCTGTTTAGGTGGTAAAAATCTTGGGATTTTAACAGCGCCTGTCTCGTATTGACCTAATGGACCGGACTGTAATCTGTCCATATCAAGTTTACCGTATGTTTGCTCTATCTGCTTAAGATACTGCAGGAGGGATCTGACTTGGAATTTTTTCTCTACGTCTGTTTGAAATTCATCGGATAAATTAAACTTAGCATATTGGGCCAAAGCCTCTCGTAAAACCTGGGCTCTTTTAGCTACTTTTTCAAAATCCCAAGCTTCGGTAGCATCCTTACCTTGTCTTTCAAATAAAGTAGCGGATTCTAAAACCCTTTTGGCCTTTTCATCCACATCAGCGAGCTGGTCAACTAACTTCCTTATCTCCTCGGCCGGAGCTTTTAAAGTTCCTGATTCTAGTTTATCAAGTAAATCTCTGTATATACCTCTAGTAAATTCGTCCTCGCCAAATGGCAATTTAGCTTGTTCAAATAACTGCCGTGGTGTAGCAAAAACACCAGCTTCTTTTGCCTGCTCAGGCAGTAAAAATCTTCTATCTCTGGTATATATGTCTGAACGCTTTCCTAAACTTTTAACTATATAAGAACGGACGTCCTCAACTCTTTTTTGAAAGCTGGCAAACTCTCTAGTAGCTACACCTCTACTTTTAGCGATATCAAAAACCTGTTCGGCTTCTCTTGCCTGGGCTATTAAAAAGTCACCTGTAGCAATACGCCACAATTTCCAAGCGTCCATACTTTCTTTAAAATCTATAAAATCGCCCTCTCTTAAGGTCTCTAATAGCTGTAAAAATTCTGGACCTGTGGGTGGTTTCTTACCTTTAGGTAACGCCTCTTGAATATCTGCGTGCATACCGCTAAGAGCTTTATCAAAATCTAAGCCGCCGATCTCTGTCTGTAAAGCCACAGAACCCCTATGAAAAGACTCTATAGCTTTAAACTGCTCCTTTAAAGGCTCTATAAAAGCTTGTACTTTAGCCTTAGATCTGGTACGCTCTTCCACAGTCTGATGTGGGGCCTTTGGAAATCTAGAAGGATCTATGTTTGGGATATCAGGCGCAGATTTTAACGGCTGGCCAGTTGTCTCGGCCACAGCTTGAGCTTTTTTAAATTTCTCTCTTTCTTTATCATATACACTGCTTTTTCCTTGTGTAAATTCAAAAACATTTTTAGCAAGCGTAGCAAACTCCTCAGTTTCAGTAAATTCCGGTTTTTCAAATACTTTACCTAATTCCTCCTCTAATAGATAAGACCTTAGATTTCTTGCTCGGCCGGCGGCTGGTGAAATACCGCCTACTTTCCTGCGTAATTTACCAACCAACCCTCTGTGTTCCTCAGGTACTTCCTCTATAGTCTTACTCGTATCTTGTATATAATTAGAAATTATTTCTCGGGCCGTTTTTAAAGCTCCCAAATCCTGCTTTAATCGTGACTCATCGAAACCAAAAGATATGGAAAGAGGCTCAGTGCCTAGCCCTATATCTTCTGAGGGTATAAAATCTATAGTGGCTTTTATATCTTTACTCGCCTGACCTGATTTTATAAGAGCGGCCAAATAAACATTTAACTGAGATCTATAATCTTCTAATTTTTGTTTTATTCTAGCTGGTATATCTTTATTTAAAAGTTCAGATAACTCTATACCTTCCTTAGGTATCGCGCGGGAAAGAGTTTCAAACTTAGCAAAAGTTTCACCTGTAGTTTTGATATCAGATATACGCTCTATCTGACCTTGGGCATTTTTATAAGCCACATCTATAAAACCAGTTATTGGTCCTTTTATACCTTCAACAAAATCCTTAGGTTTTAAAAATACAAATTTTTCTACCTCTACTTGCCCCTCTTTTCCGGCAGTTTTAGCCTCAGTCATTATTTTCCTTTGCAACTTAGCATGCAAAGCAGTACCTAAATCAAAAGCAGCTTGTGTAGATTCATCTATCTGATCTTTATCCAGTCCCAGTATATTACTTATAATGCCCTCTACTTGGGATTCATATCTCTTACCTTTAAGTAAATCCTTAACATCAACGCCGCCGCCTTTAAATCTACTTGCAGAAAACACATTCATTAAATCAGTAAAAAATGCGCTCTTTAACTGCATGTAATTGCTTGGGTCCATACCAGGAAAGTATTTTTTCTGGACTTTAGTAAATTCTTCCGTACCAAACTTACTGGCAAATGGATCAAAACCGGAGGATTTACCTTTTAACTTCTTTAATTCTTCCTGTGATTTTTTTATAGAAACTTCGCTATGCTGATCAAGTAGATTTCTATAAGCTTCCACATCCGACTTCAATTTCTGATGTGCCTGTAATTCAGGATTAAGCTTCGGCGCATTTGAGGCTGGACCTGCTTCGCCGCTTCCAAAGAAAACACCTATCCCTTGAGCTATACTGTGGATATGCACTGGTACCACACCAGATGTAAAAGATAAAGGACCTGTAGGAGGCATTCCTCCGCCTATAGGTGGAATTCCAGGTCCAGTAAAACCAGCTCCTGGACCGGTCGGGCCGTAAAACCTCCTGTCTACTTCTCTCATAGCCTGACCTTTTTGTGCTACATCCTTCATCTGTTGAGCAAACGAATAACTCTTCTTTAGCTTAGGAACATCCAACGCCGTGCCTGATTCAGGAAACAACGATAACAAAGTTATACCCTCTTTAGCACGAGTACCTAAGACATCTATAATTCTATCCATTTCGTATACTATAGTAGCTTTTGCTGCAACCTTATTTGTGTACTCTTCAACTAATTTATTTATTTCTTCTTTACTTATATCCGGTTTTTCTGAATACAAAACCTCTGCTTTCTTTCTTATGTCTTGTAATAAATTCTTTGAAACCCCCATCTTCTCTTCACGAGTCAAAGTAGGTATACCAACCAAATCAGAAAGACGTTCTATTTCTGCTGCTTGCCTATCGGGTGATTTTTTAAGAATTTCTTTTGTTATTCCTGGTATATCTTTTTGTTCTAAAACCCTATCAACTAAATTATTTAGACCTCTATCAACTTTATTTATATCAAAACCTTCTGATTTTAATCGCTCAAACTCATGCTCTATTTTTAACTGGTCATTATGTATATTATCTAAGGTGCTTTTAACTAAATCAGAATAAGCTCCTCTACCTTCAGACCTTACAGCCTCATTAAAAGCATCTTGTATATTTTTGGATACAGCTTTAGCTGCCTTATATTTTTCAAGAATTTCTTCTGTTTCTTTTGGACCTTTTCTTAAAAACTTTATATTTCCAGGAATGTCGGGTTCGCCATATTTGGACATATAACGACCGACCTGCTCCCTCATATTTGAACTCTGCCTTAAATTATATAGGGGTAACTTTGGTGCAATTATATGTTCACGTACATTAATACCGCTTTTCTTCATTTCATCAGAAATAAGTTTTTTAGCGTATTCTCGTGGATCGCCTATTCTACTTCGTTTCTCTGGTGATAAGGTACTAATATTTTTAATAACACCTTCTATAGCCGCATCTCTAATCTGTATAGACATCTCTTCGAAAAATGATTTGAGACCAGTGGCCTCAAGAGCCATCCCCACTATCTCATCCCTGTCAGCCTTAGCTATATCTGTGGGCTTATAGTCAACCCCACGAGCCTCATATAAAGAAACAAGTTCTTCTTTTATTGTTTTAGTAGACAATTCTCCAAGGCGTAATTTTATTACTTTATCGATATTATCAGAAAAATCCTTCAGTTCTCCGAAAACCTCATCAGTGTCATTAACTATAGAATCCCATAGAGATTTAACACCCTCGGCGCCTCTCGCTAATTGTCTTTCTATCTCAGAAGACACGCTGCGGCCGCCGGCGTGTTTAACATCCATACCTTTTTGAAGAGCAAACCTAAATACTTCGTTAAACTTAGCATAAAAATCTTCCGCTATAGGTTGCTGACCACCCCCTAAAATCTTGAGATTAGGATTACGTTTAGAAAACCCGGCATCAAACCGAAAAGGTTTGCCAGTCTTTACAAAACCACCACCGTAGCCTAGATTAGATTCAACCAATCTATTTAATCTATACATGGCTTCTGTTTCAATACCTGTATGAATCTTAAATAGCTGGGCTTCTACCGCGTCTCTATATTTTGATTCAAATAATCTACTTGTTATTGCGCTCTTTATTTGTTCTACAAATGCAGTGCTTAAATCTTTATCAAGATCTTCTATTGCTTTATATATATCCTCAATAAAAGACACTCTTTTTTCAAGCATTCCTGATTTTTTAACATCGCCAAGTCCTTTTTCTAACTCTTTAAAAGGTTCCAGAGCCGAAATCAAATCCTCTTTTTTTGGGCCCTGTATAGTATCATGAATCACATCCTCAAGAGTATTAACTATACCCTCACCTAGACCTAATATACTGAGCTGCTCTCCCCTACCAGCATACTCTAATGTAGGAGTTTTCAGTATATCTTCAGGGCTAGCTGCTGCATCTAAGGACACTTGGCCAGTTAAAAATGGCCTAACTAAGAACTCAAAACCTTTTTCTTTAGGAAACTTTTTGTAAAAAGATTCAGCCATTTCGGCCAAAATAGCTTGCCCAGTTGGTTGCTGTGATTTAAGAGCATCAGATGTGAAAAAATTCCTATATACAGATTGTAGTCCCTTATCGAACTTAACGAGACTGTCATAGTGGCTCTCTATTTCCTGACGAGCTTCTTTAGTTTTTGCGGTATGTACAGCTATCTCATCACCATCAAAATCCAACTTAGCAGTGTGTGCAGCATACTTGGGTGTGACTTCAGCCACAGCAGCGGCGAGCTGTTCTATTAAAGATGTAAGATCCTTTACTTTATCATAATCGACCTGTGTGCCTGTTATGTCAGCTTGTTTAAAAATCTCCTCTCGCTGCATAGAAAGTTGTGATATTATATCCTCCACAGGCTTTACAGCTTTACTAAACCTACTAAAATCCAACTCCGGAGCTCCGGGCACTACAAAAGAGTTCTTGGCCTTCTTACCCATAGACCCTTCTAGTAATTTAGCTTTATATGGAACAATAGAAGATATACCAGTAAACGGGTAGCGTATAGCTTCTACATATGGAGATAGTTCCTCAAGTTCTTTCTCAACCATGCTCTGTATTTTTTCGATATTATCAGAATCCTTTAGGTCATAATACCCACCCATCATCTTTTTCAAATTTTGAATGTATTTTAATAGATCATATAAAGTACCTTCAGTATCCTGTATCTTACCTTTTACAAGAGACACAGTATCTTTTGTGAATTCAAAGCGTTTTTTAAATTCTACTGGTAATTTCTTAGCCGTTATTTCTGGTATACCTATCTCTTGTTGTCTTAAAACAGGAAAACCAGCGCGCTTTTGTACAGCTATTTTTTTCTTGTGCTCACCAGCTATCTTACTTATATCAGCCAATACATCATTTATAGTAGATACATTGTCTTCAGGTAAACTACCTTTTATTTGGTTTAATGCTTCCTTGAATTTTTCGAATTCGCCTGTTTTATCCACTATAGCATTAGTTGCTTTTTTCATTACTGCCGGATATTTACGTGAAAATACGGCCTGGCCAATTGCACCTTTTTTACCAACAGCTGCATCGGCTAATGCGTGGAAATAATCTATTTTGGCCTTCTGTAAATTGTCTAAAACTTTCTCATATTTGAACTGTAATTCCTTATCTATATCTATGCCCAACCTAGCGGCAAGCTCCAAACCACGGCCTGAACTAACATCTTTAGCTAGTCTATACAGCTTATTCTCCGTGGCCCGCATCTCATTTTGCATATATCTTTGTTTTTCTTGTAACAGTTTTAATATATTTCCCGGATCACCAGTTACTCTTTTGCGGAAAGAAAAATCCTGTAATAAGACTTTTTTAAACTGTTCTATATTTGTTATATCACCTTGCTGTAATTCGGCTATACCTTTTATTATTGTATTGTAAACATCCTGTGCGCCAGGACCTTTGCCTATCAACAAATCAGCAGCCTTACCTATAGCATCAGCATAAGCAGCAGTCTCTTCTTTTTTGCCTAATTGTCTATTTAGGAATCCCTGAACATTTTCGAACTCAGATGCTCCGGGCTGTAAATTAACACCGCGCTTTACTCTGAAAGCTTCGGCTGGAGCCTCTACTCTTGACAATGCATTTGTCAATATTGAATATATTTCTTTTACCCTATCATTTGCTTGTGGTGTTTTATCAAACCTTAGATTCTGAGCCTCTTTTAAAAAATCACCCACCTCTTCAATAACTCTACGCCTTACTGTATCCGGTAGTTGTCCTTCTCCGGATAGCATTCTAGTTTCAGCAGTACGCCTAGATAATAATTGAGTCTCTACCTGCGCAGCGCGTGGATCGCCTGCGGCTTTTAATTTATCTAACTCGGCTTCCAGAGCCTCTATTTCGCCCCTTATAGTAGCGGGCCTATCAAGCAACTCTGTGGCTTGTTTGGCCATATTAACTACATGCTGTAATCTACGACCTATATTCTCTACACCACGCTCTCCGCCAACAAGTTCTTCGGCATAAGTACCTCTGGCTAAAGCACCTGGTACGTAAAAAGGCTCCGTCTCTCCTGCTGTACCACTAGTTTTAGGTATGTTTAGAAAGAATGGTTTAGGGAACTTCTTTACATCGAATACAGTGTTCTTCAAACTACGTGGATCTAAGGCGTCCTCTAAACCTTCAAGAATACCTGAGCTTTCATCAAAGTATTTAACAGCGTTTAAATCTACCTTATCCAAATACCCAGTCTGTCTGGCCTGTAATGTACCAGTCTCATCAGCCATAAACTGTAAAGTTTTTAAAAATTCAATTTGTTTTCTTTGATTAGTATCAACACTTTCTAATAGTTCTCTAATTAGTTTTGACTGCTCACCAAATACAGTACTATAAGCAGAAAATACTGGAATATCTATACTTGCGCCCTTAATACCTCTACGTATATCCTCTTTACTCCAAGCCTCGGTCTCGCCTGTCTCCTGAACTATAGATAGAAATTTTTCTCCGACAAGGCTCTTCCTCTTCTTACCAAACTCATCTACTACTGTTGTATAATAATTAGACATAGCCTCTAAAGCTTCCGCTCTCTTAGCTATTACTTTCGCCATATCAGAGTCTTTTCCCTTTTCGGTACCCAGAACATTAGCAACAGCTCTTATTTCTGCTTCAGTACCTAAAGTTTCGAAACCAAGACCTTTAGAGACTTTACTTAATTCACCAGGCTTACCTGTTTTACCTAATAAGCGTTCATACTGTTCTTTTGAAAACTTAGTAGGCAATGTAGTAAAACCGCGTTCACCAACGGCGGCTATATTATTCACTACAGCTTCAAGTACTTCCGGCTGCAAACCGCGCTTACCTATACCTACTGAGCTTATCCTTACATCTATAGCTCTCTCTTTAGTTAAAGCACCTCCTATCTCCTTGGTAAATAAATCTTTTATCTGTTTTATAGATGATTGCCCTCCAGACAAAGACTCACCAGTAATAGATTTAAATATTTCAGAAGCTCTTTCAAAAACGCGTCTCTGTTCAGCGGCTTCTTCAGGTATTACTATAGCGTTTTTAGCATCTTTAAAGATATCCAAAACAAATTTATTACCAGAAGCTATAAGCATCTTTCTTAACAAAGACACATCAAAACCTTCTGACTCTAACTGTTTTTGATATTTATCTATAACTTCAGAGAACAATTCACCCGCACTACGTGGCAACATAGCTACACCAAGACCGGCCTGTTTACGTTCTTTTTCTGTTAAAACCTTAATAGTAGCTTTCGGAAAATCCTGCAAAGTTTTTAATACTGAGTTACTCGCTCCCTCATCAAGTCCGGTAGGAGTAACACTTACACCTTTAGACCCATATCTTGACGTGAATTTACGACCAAAAGCATTTAGGAAAACTTCAGTCAATCTAGCCTGCTGAACCTCTACCTCCTCACCTCTAATTACTGTTATAACCTTCTTTATTTCATCTATAAATGCTTGATCAGCCCTTCCCTTATAGTGTTCTGGGACGCCAAGCACCTCTTGTATTTGTCTTAAAACATTCTGAATATCTTTATCTTTTACAGGGCCAGGCTGCAAATCACTAATTCCAGGAGCCGTAGATAGACCTCCTGACAATCTTCCGGCCGGTGAAGGACGAACTAAGGTTTTTGTTATGGATGTCAATGCATTAGCCAAATTGCCAGATACTAATATCTGGTCCTCCATAGTGCCAGCTGTATGGCGTAGCTCTGTAAGAACATTGAAACCATAACCCTTATTACCAAACCTTCCAGCAGATATTAATTCTGATTCACGAGATGTTCTTAAACTTGGGTATTCTGTACCGTAGCCTTCTAACGTGGTCCCTTTGAGTTCCTCAGCCAGTCTGTCTAACTCAACCTTTGATGCGGATATAGCATTGGTTATACTAGCGACCTGACGGCCGGCTTGAGTAAACTGAGCACCAAAAGGCGCTAACTCAGGAATTATATCAGTGTACATTTTGGTGGACACTGCATCTAAAGAATTTAAAAACTTTTTAGTGGCTTCTCCGCCCTCTGGTCTAAAAAACTGAACTTTGCTAGCAAGAGCCTCAGGAACACCTAAAGTAGATACTGTACGTATACCCTCTTTTGCCAATTTTTTATTAGTAAAGTAAGACTCCCTCATCATCTCATTCAGCCTGACATTGAGATCCTTAATAAGCTCTTTTTGCGCTTCCGGACCTAGTTCACTTGGCTTTTCGCCAGCGTAAATATCAGAAGTCCTAGTAAGTAGGTTCAACATATTTTCCTGTTGAAAACCCCTTCTTGGCCGGCCAGGCTCTATTAGAGGTAATGTTTGTACAACCTGATTTATAGCTGTCTCATAGTCTCTAATATATCTATCTAGATTCGGTTTTTGTCCTAAACCCTTTAATGGCTCTACCTTTCCCTCCACGCCTTTTAAAACCTTATGCATGATATCGTATATATTATGAAATTCTATTTTATCCATAGATTTAACAATATCATAGGCCGACACGCCGGCGGCCTTTATGGCGGATATGAGTTGATCTACATTTTGTCTAAGTTCTTTATCATTTAAAGCAGAGCCTACGTCAGATAACAAAGCCGTAGCAGCTTTACTTTCCTTGCCACCTAAACCTACATATTTAATTTGTGCTGCCTTAACTGTCTGACTGATAAGGGTATCGTAATTAGCTGCGCTTACTCTAGCAAAATCTGATAGCATATCCTCCGCCAACTTATTGGCTTTATCTAACTTCATTCCAGTTGGCCTTACACCTACTGACTTTATCTGTTTGTCATAATTTTTTTCATATACCAATGCATGTTTTTCGGCCAGTTTTTCATATACTTGTTCAAAACCGGTTTTAAATGTTCCAAAGCGTTGTAGGGCTCGCTGGCTCCCTCGAGTAGTTTCAAACACAGGCGTACCCACCCTTGTTAGGCGGGCAGCTGGTAAACTCACAGTCCTCACCAACTTCTGCTCTTTTAATCTCTTGGTG